TTTAGTGGATCAGAAATGCATCTCAACGACTTTAACCTATGATTATCGAATTATTCGAAAACCTGGTTACAAAAGTTTTTAAGTATGCATCCCTTGTCTGCGAATCGGATTCTTCCGATTACGAAGGCGTGTCCAGCGGGAGGTCGTAGTTTCTCTAAATTAATAGATTCATATGTATCGTTAAAACAGAATCCATCTGTTTTTTCCGATATATTAGAATATATTAAGAGAACTAATTCTTCCAATCTGAAAGTAACTTTTGAAAATATCGATTACTTTCTTGAAAAAAACAAAAATGTTATTGTTGATCCTACTGTCCCTATTGGAAGATTATCTTTCAAAGAGGAAGCAGCGGGAAAATTAAGAGTTTTTGCAATGGTTGATGTTATAACACAATCATTGTTAAGACCTTTACACGATAACTTATTTGAAATTTTCAAGAAAATACCAAATGATTCTACTCATAACCAGGATAAAGCATATAAATATGCTCAAGAGTTATCTCTTAAGTATAATGCTTCTTTTGGTTTTGATTTATCATCGGCTACCGATAGGTTACCTATTAGTTCCCAGAAATCTATACTAAATAACTTATTTGGTATAGGAGATCTTTGAGCTAACATATTGGTAGGTCGTGAGTACCATATTAATGAAAATAAATATGGAATACCCACTATTCCTGTCAAATATGCTGTAGGTCAACCTATGGGTGCACTATCCTCGTGAGCCATGCTTAATCTTGTCCATCATATGATGATACAATTTATAGCATCCTCATTAGGAAAAGTACGCCGAGGACAGTGATACTTAGAATATTTGGTATTGGGGGATGATTTGGTATTATTTGAAAAAGATGTAGCTGATCGCTACCTTAGTCTCTGTAAAGAGATTGGGGTTGAGATCAATCTAGCTAAATCAATAATATCTTTAAATCGCCCAGTACTCGAATTTGCAAAACGAACATCCATAAATGGAATCGATGTATCCGCTGTCTCCCTAAAGGAATTAATAGTTTCTAATAATTTCTTTGGTAGACTTGCCCTTACAACCAGACTTATTAGTCGTGGTTGAGGAAAAGATATGTTTAAATTACTTGTTATTGGAAATAAAAGATCAAAAGATAAAACTGTTGATCGAATATATCCAATGGTAGGTTTTCTAACACAACTCTTCCAGAACGGGGCAATTCCCTTCTCAAGCGTAATTTCTTTAATTACAAGTCGAGATAAACCATTGTCATTCTTCGGAAGAGATATCCGATGAATGACTCCTGGTGTCATCTCCCGTGTTATTAAAGGTTACTTCAAGACAGGGATAGTAGATGAAAATCTGATTCCAGTCAAAGATCGTTTCTTCAGTGAAGTTAACTCAATTACTTTTAAATCAATTTTATTACATAAAATCGATAAATTAGTGATTAGGTTAGATTCTTTAGCTCGATCGGATCATAGAATTAATATCTTTGATCAGCTCTGAACTTCAAGATCACTTCAGCAATATTATCAATCAATCGGAGGTAATCTAAGTTTAGATAAACCTCTTATTGAGAGAGTATATTGAAATGAAAACGATTTTAGACCATATAAGAAGATATTTTTAAGGTTTTCATATTTAGCAGAATCCTTTTTAATAAGGGATAATACTAAATTGTGTAACCTAAAATATCTTGACTTAGGTATGGATGTCGATTTAGCGGCAGGGAGATCTTTACTCAGTAAGACTGGGGCTCTATGGTGGGAATTACGTTATTTGCGTAATTTTCGCAATAGATCTCAGAATAACTTTTGAAATACTCAAGCATTTATAGATTTGAAACTTTCCGATCTATTAAATGATTGAGAAAAACTCAAGTTAATTGAAAAGGATCTCTTCTTCTATTTACCAAAAGACGATGCTAATAAGGAAGTTATTGATAATCCTCTTAAAATTTTAGATTTTATTAAGGATATCAATAATCCAACTTATAAAGTAAAGTCTGATTTTGTTAAATGGAAGGGCCAATATATTGACTCAGAAGCGCTAGTAGACGAGTCTCCTGGTTTTAAACCATCTTTCAATTTTAAACCAAAAATTGATATTAAGATATTTTAAGACTGGAAATCGTGTACCTGCACTCTCAGGTCAGGCTTTGTCTATAAACGAT